ATATATTTCATTATTCCTCTATACCTCCTGGTGTTTCTTTCCATATCCATTCAGCATGTATTATGTTGCCATTAAAGAAAGAGCAGAACTGAAAACCAAGCACCTGAACAGGACTTAATATTGTCGCTGGCTTATCTACACTTGTACCACCAGTTTTGCCACCTTGTCCCCATCTCTCAGTAGCATCATTAATGCGTATACCTGATGATGTTATACTTGTTGGATTGTATGTTACACCGCTATATTGTGACTCCCAACCTCCTATAGCCTGTACATGCGGATTAAGGCTGCCAGATCTTAGACCAGTACCACCAGCGACAACTGGCTCTAGCCATACACTATATTCAGTTTCTGCTGTGGAGCTTGCATCAACTCTAAGCTGCACTTCATAATCATCTGATGGTGATGTGGCATAGAAGAAACGTGTTTCACCTGAGTTGAGAGTGAATGTTGATCTAGCCCTAAAAGTTCTACCATCCTGCACAGCCTGCTGCCAAACATCACTTGTCACTGTTCCGTAAAGGACCGGATCGGAGAATTCCTTATCCACCACCGTTGTGGCAGAGGCAAAAACATCCAACACCTCTGAACCGCCTGAATTTACAGCAGTTACTAATGATGAACCTGCATCTGTACCTACCTGCTTAATCCATGTGCCACCATCCCATAGATAATTGCGACAAATCATAGTGCCAGAACCAGCAGCTATAAAGAAGAACAACATCCAAGGAAGGAACATAACAATCTTTTTTCTCATTAGCTGACCTCCGCTCCTTCTAGTGTGAATGAAACATTGTTCGCACTACCACTCGTCACCTTCAACTGATCGCCCTCACCCATCACTATTAAATATGTATCTGGAATAACTTGCTCTCCTAGTGTTACATCATAAGCCCTATAAACCACCGACCCTGCTCCATTTTTAAGAACACCAACACGATATGATTGCGAAGTGGTAGTTTCCAATGCAACTGTTAACTGAGCCACAATCTGCTTCCCAGTTCCCACTGTGTATAATGTAGCTTCTACAGTGTCAGTTGGTGTTAAAGCTGCTAATGTATCATATGCTATAGTTGTCATACTTTAGTCCTTTATCCTAGCTACGAAAAAGGCAAACAGCATAAGCTCATCTGCGTTAACGCCACAATCCTTTAGGTTGCCTTCATCATCTAAGCATGCCAAGTTATCCTCTTCTGCACCCTCCACCTTATCAGCTTTTTCGCTTGTGTCCAGATTGGCATTCTTACGGAACTCCAACAGCTTATAGAATGTCTTACGGTCCAGCACCTTGCCAATGCTATGTTCTAATGGTCCTGTGAAGTTCTCAGCCATTTATGATTTCCCCGCATCCAAAGTTAAGAATGTAGCGTATATTATTCTCTTTACCGGATCACTGATTCTAAGCCTGTATTTCCTGTTCCTAGCCTTTCCAAGTTGTCTCCATCTAAGGAGAGCTTCAAAGTCACCAATCTTTCCAAGGCTACCAAACCTCTCATTGGAATATGTCTTGCCATCGTTGTCGCTATATGACATCATGTATAATGGGTTAGAACCTTGTCCAGTTGCTAAGCCAACACCAGCTTCTATCTCAGCCTCAAGCCTATGGTGTGCAAGCCTCATTCTCTGTGCTTCAATGGTTGGATAGTCTACCTGACCTATAATAGTTTCGCCATCATCTGTATATGTGTCAGCATCCATCTCATAAATCTTTCCATTAGAGATGTCACCTACTAGGTGCTTACCATTAAAGAAGGCATAGCAGCATCCCCTATATACACTCTCTGCATCAGTGGAAGAAAGCCTATGCCATAGCTGTGTATAAACATCAAACACCCATGTCTTCCCTTCAGTAGGAAATGTAAGCACATACCAGAAATGGCCCTTCCAGTTAAGGCTGTACGCCGTAGCATCAGACACCACCTTATAATCGAATATCTCTGTGTCCATCTTCCTGGTAGAAATGATCTGTGGTGTGTAGCCAGACACCATAACAACCTGCTTATTATCAGACAGCCAAAATGCTGTATTGTCAATACCATGCAGGGATGCAGCAGCAGAACACCCCTTCTTAAGAAACACGCCATCAATCCTGGTGAATGGAGGATCTGTTGTGGCCTTATAGAACATCTCAGTACCTGTAACACCAGCCGCAATAAGCTCTGCATTATCAGCCAATATAGCTACAAGATTATCTGGTTCTCTTTCTGCGCTTATAGTGCTGTATGTTCCCCATTCAGTGATGTCATTGGTATTTGAAACAATAAAGCCATCGTCTCCAGCTATTGTACAAATCCATTGCTGGTTAAGGATGGTCATAGAGGTAGGTGTTATTGTGAAATTATTACTAGCCCCTAGTTGTACAAGTGTTGTGTCATTGTCAAACTTTATATAATAGGCATTAGTTCCATCACACACACCTAGGTAGGTGTTATTAGCCAGAAGCCATACATAACCATCTGATGTATTAAGTGTTCCGGTAACGGCAGTCTCTACACCATCAGTGGAATATTTATACACCTTATTCCCAACTACAGAGAACAGGCTGCCATTAAACTCCTTTACATTCCTCACCCTAGCAGATGTAGAAGATTGTTTCCATAGCTTGAGCCCTGGCCTTCCAAGGAACTGTGGCCTACCATCTTCACTCTCATTATCGAAATAGAAGTTGTAGTGGTATTCACCCTGTGATCCTGGTGTTGGATTAACTAATGGTATTGTTTGAACAGGCATATCACCTCACTCCCATACTACCATCTACATTAATCCCTATAAACACAGAAGTGTCTTCCCTATCCCATCCCTCAAGTGCCTGATATAACTCAGAAGCCAACACTGGAACTAACTGGTCTAGCTGTGAACCTAGTTTAGGCGCCACCCTGATAGCTAGATTATAAACAATTGTTTCCATCCATTCAGCAGGTACCTCGAAGTTGTCTCCATTACCATCCATGTTCATCAACGGAATCTTGGATGTGAATATTATATAGTCCTTCACTGTCTGACCGATAGGCCATACTGACACCTTCGCATTGTTTAGCTGGTTGTCAAAGTATATCTGGTTAGGATAGCCAGTTGAATCCTTTGTTGCTAAAGCCTTATATGTCGTTCTTCCTATAATACCTATAGGAACATCATTGTCATCAGCCCTATGAACTCTGGCCTCATTAATCTCTAGTGGCCTCTGTGTCTTCTGTACATATGTGTATATATGATTGTCTGTTGCCGCCGTATCAGTTAGCGTGTCTAGTAGTGGCAGCGTTGTATCTGTCAAATCACCAATAATACTAGACCATTGCAATGTTCCATCATCAAGCTCTATACCAATGAAGTTGCCAACTATTCCAAGCTGCATTGTTCCTGATGCGCCTGAGTCTATTGTTATACTGGTTATAGTCTTGAAATCGTTAGAGGAATAGGTTGTGGCTCCTACTGTTGGACCGGTTAATGCCTCACTAATTTCTACACCAATTCCGTTCTTACCAACTATAGCTATAGTGTTTGAGCTTTCATCTGCATCAGCATACCAGCACACCTTCCTTCCACCTGGAAGAATGGCCCATCCGTCTTCTACTAGTTCGCCATTTAATGTTATCTCACCGGCACTTGGTGTTGAGGAAATGAGAATGCCATCCTGATCGAAGTCATCTGTCATACCTGACACACTATCAACCACAACACTATCAGCTCCAGACGCAGCATCACTTGCAAGCTCTGTTTTATCGAAGGAATCAGAACAGTGACTACCAGTGGGGCCTATTGAATATTCTTGCGTTGTGAGGTCTAAAAATAGAGCAGTGTCCTTGTTCTTCCAGAGTCCTAAGCCATTTATCTGCCATGTTCTCAGCATCATATTCAAGGAGGTTCTGCATGTGTCGTATATATGGGGAGGAATGGTTTCTCCAGCTTCAAACTCAGAACATAACTGGAGAGCCTGCTGTATAGCATCGTCCATTGTTAATGTGAAATTATAGTTATTTGATGTCGTCATTACGCTACACTCCCGCTTAGATAGACAGTGTTTCCACTATCTGCTGCTTTCCACAATCCATTATTAATTGTCACAGTGTTACCGGAAGGATTTGCTGTTGCAAATGTCCAAAACACTGTCCCATCATTTAACCCAATTCCCAATGAATCACCCTTTGATATATCAGAAACAGATGTTATCTCAAGAGACTTAGCATCCTGTGCTGCGCTAGACGATAATGTGGTGGTAGACATTTTATAATTAATGTCCACCCTGGCTAGAGAAACAGATTGGTTGTCTTCTTTAGCTCTTACGAAGTCCTGTGGTTGACGTATTTCCCAACATCCCCTAAGACAAGTGAGAAGGCCGTTCCACTCTATCGCACATTCACTGCGCTTATATTGGCCTCCACACCTGTCACAGATAACATTGTAATCCCCTGGCTTATAATAGCTTCTTGCCATGACATTCCTTTGTTAAAGGGAGAGAGCATGACAGCCCTCTCCGGTAGGGTTAGCGGTTCTTATTGCCCATGGTGTAGTCAACTGTCAGAGTCTTTGCAACAGCTTCACCATTCTGTATGCCGAACACCACAGTCATCTCTTCGTCATCTGGCAGGTTGGTGATAACCGCAGTACCGATCTTGACACCATCCACCCAATATTCAACACCGTCAACACCATTATAATAAAAGCCAAGCGTCATGTATGTGGCGTTAGCTAGTGTACCAACAGCAGCGTATGCAGAAGATGTACTATCCTTCCTTACATTAAAATTAATACTTGTACTGGCATCAACCTTGTTAAAGAATATGCCATCTGTAAGACCAGGATCTGTTATAACAGGAGATGTAACTGAGCTTTCTATGATACCAAAAAGCAGGTCACTCTGAGTCGCATCACTAGTCTGGAACTTTACAGCATACCACATTGGCTTACCGTCACTAAGCTCAAATGACTCACCCACCTTCTCAAATAGGTCATAGTCATTGTCTCCAGCGGCATTGGTAATCAGTATGGCACCATCATCGAGATCAGTTAGGGCTTCAGTGGCAGAACCAGCTCCAGCTTCTACTGTGGTGATAGTCCAATCTCCAGAAGCATATGTGTCCCAGTCATTCCAATACATATGGGAAGCAGCAGGATTGAGAATTGTGGCTTGTCCCATCAGCGATGTCTTCTCTACATTAGTCACGCCATTTGGATACCTTGTTGGCTCTGCATTGGCAACACCTACACACATAAAACAAACAACAAGAAGGATTGAAATTAGTCTAGTCATATTGTCCTCCTAGTCTTCTATATAAGGGTTAAATTTAACAGGCTTACCACTCTTTGCACGAACAAGTATGTCATTGAGCAGATCGGCTTTACCCTTCTTGTCCAAATCCCTACATGTGTCTACGAATGGAACCACCACGCCAGTTTTCTTGAAAAAGGCAACGCCCTTATCAAGCCTTGCTTCACGAACAGCAACATCCTCGTTCTTCACAGGAGTCTTTACGCTCTTCTTTTTATCTTCCATGTTCTCTCCATAATGTTTAATATTGTTCACTATAATGATCATTAAAGGGTGTAATGCACCATATATGACACACTACACCCAATAATTCTATGCTCCAGCAGATCCGTACATGCCACGGAAGTCAGTCCAACCAACACTATATCTATCATAAGAGAAAGCCTTAAGATTCATAGTGTCGAAGTCGTTGTCTTCCTGTAGGCCAATATTATCTCTCTGATACATTGTCATACCCTCTGGGCAGTTGGTCATTACAAACCAAGCATCAACGTCAGTAAAATAGTTGTTAATAGCCACTCCACCAGGAAGCAGGCCCTTGTAATTCAGGGCATTAACATCATTGTTACCAGTTCCACTCTGAAGAACGGAATCCAGCACCCTACAAGTCTCGAACTGGAGATCAACAGGAACAATAAGCTTCTGTCCCATGAGGGCAATCTTATTACCTACATGATCCTCTGACTTACCAATCTGAATAAGCAGATCTTCAAGTGCGCCCTCAGAGAAGTCAGCAGCTACAGCAAGCTCATTACTCTGATCACCAGTATCAGTTGGATGGTCAGTTGCAAGAAGCTCCTTGCCATCACCACCAGTGTATGAAGAGTCAAAGGCTCTGTTATATACATTCGCTCCAACAGTTTCCTTTGTCTGACGCATTGCAAAACCAGTGGCCTTAGCTCTAGAACCACTCACCTTCTCATACAGATTGTCTCTCTGCTCCTCGAAGGTTACGATAAAGCCCTTGGTAAATGCAGTGTGGACATAACGAGAGGTGAATCCCTGGCTAATAGTGTCATAAGATACTGACTGTCCCTCATTCTTTACATTGGCCTTACCCATCCCGATATTCTGAACATCTTCCTCATAGTTCTGAGTAGATGACATAATATCAAAAAGCTGCTTATACTGCTCAGGATGCTCACCGTAACCAATACCCCACCATCTTTTAACTCCAGGCCATAGCGCCTTAGGATGTGAACCAGTTGTTATAACTCCCATAATCTATTCTCCTCCTATTACGCTACGCCAAGTGGGTTGCGGTAAAAGTGTCTATTTGCATTAATCATACATTCCCATACACCATTCGCAAGAGTGATGTCATTGTCAGGAATGTCAGCAGCCTGAAGCAGCCTGAATGAAAGAGTGTTAGTTGTAGCAGGCGCAGTGGTAGTTCCACTGTCAAGCTCCATCTTAGACTTACCAGAAATAGTAGAACCACTTCCAACTACTATGTCTGCATTAAGACTAGCAGAAGCAGCAGCAACAACGCCATCACTCTGTGCAATGTACACCATGTCTGGATAATCACACACGTAAACAATACGCTCATTAGAAGCTGGATTATACTGCTTAGTCAGATCATCCCTATCAACCTCAAATCCTACAACAACGCCTATAATCTCTGCACCAGCAGCAGCGGCAGCCTGAGCTACGGTCTGCTTAGTACCAATAGATGTTCCATTCATTGTCTCACTTACAGCAGCAGCGTTAGCTGTAGCAGTAGCAGGTAGAACAACGAGATCGCCTACGAAAAGAGCTGTAGCATATGTACTTGGTACGTAGTATGCACTTGCCATAGAAGCGTTATAAGGAGTACCACCTAGAGTCCTTATTGGCTTGAATCCAAAAGCCGCATCTTTATTAGCCATAATTTAATCCTCCGACACCTACCTCGGCTTATACTTAGTAGATGTATATTTTGTTTGTTTATCTTCATTGAAGTCATCGTTCTGAATCATTGCATCTTTACGATCAACCTCTTCCTTCTTGGCCTCCTGATCCTCTTCATACAGATCAGCATCAATGACCATTAAACGTCCAACTATCTCTGAGCCGTTCTTGTTAGATCCCACTTTCCTATTGATTCCGGAACCTGCCTCAGATGCACCTGGAGCTAGATGAGATATATCACCTACATCCTTCTCTGTTGCGAACCTCCAACCAGCAGCTTCTGCTCTTTGCACTCTTGAAGGATCTGCTGTCCAACCGTCATTAACTATTCTTCCAACTTTGCCTTCAGGAATATTAAATGCCAATCCCTGCTTCTTAACACCAAGTCCCTGCCTTTTCTTACGGTCCCTGCTTTCCTCTTTCTTCTGCTTTGCCATTTGCCTATTCTCCTAGTCCCATGGATAAAGTGAACAATATTCGTCTGCGTCCTTAAATAGCCCCTGCTCCACTTGCTTTCTGCATTGGGCTTGAGCGTCTTTAGGAAGCTGTGAGAATCCCTTCTTGCCAGAAGAACTGGAGCTACCAGCGCTTCTAAAGGAGCCTCCACTATCTACGCCACCAGCAACCTCTTCTTTCTTGAAGGCTTCATGGTCTGGGTAAATGAGCGCCATTTTATCTGTCAGCTTCTTATAGAAGCCTTCAGTAAATTTTTCAGATGGGTTGGCCTGTGCCATCTGATTCTCAAAGAGCATAGCCTGTTGCTGCATATTAGGATCGGTCTTAAACCACTCGTTATTATCGAGGAACGCCTGTGCGTCTGGAGTTAGCTTAGCAGCTTCTTTCTTAGGAGCCTCCTGTGTAGGTGTTGGCTCTATCACAGGCTTCTCCAACTTATCCTTTTTAACCTCTAACTCCTGTAACTTCCCCAGGTCCTGACTTTCAAAAGCTTGAATCTGTTCCTTCTTGATGCTATCAAGAGCCTGCTCGTAAGCTCTCTCCTGTGCCATCTCCTGCATCTTCAAAATCTTTTCCGTAGTCTGCTTACTCTCTTCAAACTGAGTGGTCATATCATCAGTCTTTTTAAGAGCGGCCTTCAAGTCCCCTTCAAGCTTTCTATTGGTTGCCTTCATGATTGGCACCAATGTTTCAGATCTCTCCACCCATTCTTCTGCTGTGGTGTGTCTACTAGGGTCACCCTTAAACTCACCCTCTGGCTGCCATCCCAATAGCTTCGCCCTATCTTCCACTTCATTTACTTCTAGCTCCATTCCATCATGCTCTTCCATCCCTACTCCTCCCTGAATATTGCACATATAGACTCATCATCCATAATGCGGTATTTCTTCCTAGTGGTTGAACTCTTGAATATTGTTCCTGCATGTTTTGTAAACATCACCTCATCACCAACCTGTGGCTTAACATCTCCCCACTTATCCATGTCAAATGCTGTAGGGCCAATGCTTATAATTGTTCCCTTCTCTCTCTGTACTGCCATATGGTCAATGGCGCTGTTCGGTAAATGTATACCTCCGCTTGTCACTCCATCCACTTCCTCCGGCTCAACTACAACATAATAACAAACAGGTTCTACAACTCCTTCCTCAGTCTTCGACGATTTCTCCCTCATACGTTCCTTCCTCTATTCCGACTAACTCTTCAAAGGTTAAACTCAATATTGCTGCCATCATCTGATTGCGTCCTACATGAACATGCTGAGTTACATCACTACTAAGAAACTCTCCTAGCCCCATAACCCTACAATGGTTGTCCAGGCTGTCCTCCAGCCATTGGTGTAGCCCCTTGGTTACTGGGTGCTGCATCCATTGGTGCCATTGCTCCCTGTTGAACTCCTGCTCCTGCTGCTCCATTCTGTTCTCCTATCTGCCTAATGTCTTCTGCTATTGCCTTATACCTCTCCAACTGTGATCCTTCCTCTGCCGCTTCTGCGTCTGCTAACAGCTTTATAATCTTTGCCTGTGTTTCGGCCATCTCGTCCTGATAAATAGTCTGCTGCCATGCAAACTTGTCTTCCTCAAGCTTCTGCTTGCGCTCATCTAACACTAACTGCGGGTCAGGTGGTGCTTCCACTTTAGGAAGAAGAGCCTGTATATTATCCTCACCCATAGCTTCAAGATTTCTCCTCACCACTTCCTGGTCGTCAAGAAATCCACTTCCGATATATTGTGTGAGAGCTTGAGCTTTAACAACCTTCTGCATATTGCTAATCTCGTCTGGAGATCCAACTGGTAGAACATTGATGTCCTTATCGTTAAAATCCCTTTTAGCCAATGCGTCCTTATCATCCTGAAAGGTGAAATAGGTGTTCTGTGCAAGATATAGCCTATTCAACCTAAACAGTTTCTGGTATTCCTTCTTTGCTGCCCTATACAATCTCTTATGTACTGCTGAGAAAACCTGCTGCCCCTGCTCTATACGAGCCATTGTTGTAGTGGCCGGCTCATTATGTATAGTCTGTGTACCTGTCATAATGTCAGACACAGAAGAGAGCTTGTCTCCTGCCTGTATAAGGAATGTCAACAGGTTAAGGAGTGTCGGTGATGGCTCCTTGGTAGGAAGCGGAAAGATGTTCTTTCGTAAATCATCACCAGTGAAGGCCACAGCCTTCCATTCATTCAAGCCAAGAGAAAGCTTACCACCAAGCTTACCCTTACCCATCTGTAATCCCTTGCCCATAAAACCAGCCTGACTATTAGCTATTGTACCACTATCCAGAAGCTGATTTGTATTACTATTGATTGCCCTGTTTAGAGGGCCAAGAAGCCTGCCAAAGCCAAGGTCGTATAT